CAAGACAGGAGACAAACATGGCTAAAACTACTTTCTCAGGCCCAGTTCGCTCGGAGAACGGGTTCCAACAAATTTCTAAAAATGCCGATACTGGAGCCGTTACGGTTACTAGTGGAGATAAAATGGCAGTCGAAGCCACTAGTAGTGCTGGTATTGAAGGCACCGCTGCGGTATATGTCACTCAGGTTAACCGCCTAAAGAGTGATGTCGATACCAACGTCAACATTGTTAAGACAACAATTATGATTGATCTTACAGGTTTGCGAGACGGTGGAACTGCTGGTGATATTATTGGTAAAGACGGTGACGGTGTTGCCTTTATCGGACAGGTTACCACTGCTAACCAAGGCACCGTATTTGGTGTAACCATGACTTGTGTAGAAACTCCTGCTGGTGGTGGCACAGACATAGATCTGTATTCTGCTACTGAAGGCACAGGTGTTAATGACACAGCAATCGGTGACTTAACTGAAACTCAGATTATCAATGCAGGTGCTGCTTCCGCAGGTACTATGGTTGCTGGTGGAGACATCGCAGCAGATCAGTATTTGTATTTAGTAGGACAAGGCACAGGTCATGCTGCTTATACAGCAG